TAAGGCAGTTGGACGAGAAGGGAGTTATTGGCGAGGAGAACCTATCCAGAACGCTCGACGATTGCAAATTCATAGTGGAAAGGGATTTGGAGGAGATTCGTAAATGCGATGGGGTGCTTGCATTCGTGACCAAGACCATTGGGACCAGCATGGAGATAATAATGGCCTATAGGATTTTCAAGATGCCCGTTTACATAATCTCAGAGAAGCATTCCACCCACAGTTGGGTCAGAGCCAATTCAACGAAGCAATTCAAGACCAAGGAGGAGTTTCTTGATGCCGTATATAGAAAGCAATGGTGACAGGGATGTTCTGGATGATATAGTCTATAAGTATATCACTACCCTCAAGAAGAAGGGGTGTCTCAATTATTTCTTATGCAGACTGTTTATGAGCCAGGGAATCAGCTATGAGAAGGCAAGGAACTTCATAGGGGAAATGGAATGCGCTAAGATAGAACTCTATAGGAGATGGGTTGCTCCTTATGAGGACCAGAAGAAGGAGGAGAATGGAGATGTTAGAGGGTTTTGAGCATGAATTCGGATTGGATATGTATGACTACGGTGAGAAGTGTTATAGAGGAGATATGTATGATTTATGTATAGATGAGTATCAAATTATGATGGATAAGGATGGGTGTGGAGAATGTAACGGATATGACAAGGATTGCCCCCACTACAAGAGCCTTGAGGATGTGGGATGGGATTACCAGTCGAATCTAGAGCTTTTCTTGGAGGAGGTGAAGAATGAAGGATTGTATAATGGATTCGATAGATAATGCCTATATCGTATTGAGACCTGAACTTTATCATAGGAGAGTCGTCGGGGATTCCGATTTTGCCATCATTGAGCAATCCGAGCTTAAGGGGGTTCTCCTAGAAGACCCAAGGACAGATTTCGTGGGCATAGCACTAAGCTATAATTGTGACAACATGACCGAGACGCTAATTCACGAATGCATACATTACTGCGACACAGAATTAACCGAGCCAATCGTAGAGAGGCTTACTAAGAAATATGTCGATGATGTTGATGTTAGGGGTGCTTCACAGAAGAAGATAGTCGAGTTGTGTGGGAAGTATGACATCTAAGGAGGTATTATGAATCAAAAGACCAAGAGCAGACTCATCTCTAACCTTAAGAACCATAAGATGACGATGAATGAGCTTAAGGAGGAATTCAAGGTCTCAGAGAAGACCATGAAGAATTACCTAAAGGAATTAGAGGACCAATTCATCGAAGTTGATGTCCAGAAGAAGAGGGGACGAGGAAGGCAACCACTCTTATATCACATAAATATGCTCCCAGAAGTGGGCAACGAATATTACATAAGCGAGGCCCCCAAAAGAAGGTCTAGCATGAGGTTTGGATTCGCTTCTGATTTGCATATAGCCAGCAAATATCATCTCCCAAAGACTCTAAGGGATTCCCTCAAAAGACTCGACGAGGAAGGCATCAAGAAAGTGTATGTTGCTGGTGATATAGTGGACGGACTAGACATATATCGAGGTCATAGGGAGAATATAGTCACTACCAGCATAGAGGAGCAGACTGATTTAGCGGCTGAACTTTTCAACGAATTCCCAAATATGGAATTCTGGGGGATAGCTGGAAACCATGACTACTCATTCACTAAGAAGGATGGTAGCAAGCCTTTAGCCATAATAGAGTCCAAGGTGGATAATTTTAAGAACCTGGGTGATTTGAGGGCAGATGTCGTGTTCAAGGGCATGAAGATAAGGCTCCTCCATGGTGGAAGCGGAAGGACTTACGCAAGGTCATACCCCACCCAAGTCTATCTGAGGGATTTGTTCGGAGGCTCTGAGCAGAAGGATATTAGAGACATGCCCGACTTGCTCCTAGTCGGCCACTATCACACGAGATACCATAGCAAGGACCATGGGATAGAGGTCATACAACCGGGGAGCTTCCAAGACGGAGACAATGAATATTGCATCCGAAGAGGACTGACTGGACCCAATGGGCTTTATCTCGTGGAGTTCGACTTCCAAGATGGAATCATAGATGAGATAGTCACCCGGTATATACAACCAAAGACAGCAATGAGTGAGAAGGGGGAAGGTTTCAGGAAGACGATTAGGAACTACCGAGCATGAAATTGAAGACGTTGCCAAACTATTATACTCAATATATGCCAGCAATCAGGGAATATCTGATAATGACGGCCGTGTATAATATAATAGAGAATCTTAAGGAGGTATATGATGAAGAAATACCATTGTTCGATATGTGGAGAAGAAGCAAGCCTTAGAGATTTGGATGTGGTTTTCGAGCCATTCGAGGAATTGGGTTTTGATGGGATATATATTCATCGGCAGGGGAGGGGATGTCTATCAAAGGGAAGATACTACTTCGATGACAGGCCAGCACCCTATCAATCCCTAAAGATAAGAAAGGTGGAAGATTGAGCGTCAAGAGATTCAGGGAGATTCAGGACGAGCAATTCGAGCTACATAAGCGAAAGAACCACGATTACGCAGCAAAGGAATATCTAGCCAACCTGAAAGCGTCTGAAGCATTCGGTATAGACCCCATGGTTGGGATAGTGGTCCGACTGACTGATAAACTAAGCAGGGTGGCGAGTTTCACGAAGCAGGGAATCCTAGAAGTCAAGGACGAGAAAATCACAGACACCTTGGATGATATAGCAGTTTACGCCATCCTTGCTAGGATATTATATGAGAGTAGCAAACAATAATTATAAATAAGCTACATGCACCAAACTTAATATGGCTCTCGGAGATATTCTAAGGTCTAAGCCTCAGACTCAGGCCGTTATTTCAGATTTCAGGAAACCGATAAGGCAAAATACCTTTGATGTTAATTTTGAGAAAGGGAGCATAACCCATAGCATTTATAGCCCACAGGAGAAGGATGGGAGCAAACTGGTCCCCCACCCAGATACAAACTATTCTCTTTATCAGGACATCTATCAGAGGGTTCCTGTTGCTAAGATAGCTGTTGACCATACCGCCAACTTCGCCATACAAAGCGGATATGAGCTAGAGGGACCAGCTTATGCAGTCGAGAAGATTGAGAAGTGGATAGAGAAGGTCAATTTCAATCATACCATAAAAGACGCTATGATTCAGATGCAAATCTATGGGAATGCTTATCTGGATATAAGCCAAACAGATATGCCCAAATTCCTCCCTGTGAATACTGTTAGCGTAAGCGTTTCCACAGAAGAGAACTCAGACGGGGAAGTGGAGGGATATGTCCAGAAGGTCAATTCCAGAGAGCCTATACCTTTTGAGAAGGACGAATTGGTTCATTTCAAATGGAACAATGAATCTGGGTTGGATGGTGGCTTCTATGGCATTTCTGATATGAAGGCAGCCACCACAACACTTAGAAGGCTTCTCAACTTCCAAGAGGATATGGGGGAGGCAATCCACAGGTTCGCAAGCCCACTCATCCATTGGATTATCGGAACTGAGGAATCGCCTGGAACCGAATCACAGGTTAGCGCATTCAAGTCCAGCCTAGCAGACCGAGAGCATGGTGGAGACCTGATTACCAGCTTTGGTGTTGATTCCAAGGCGATTGCTACTGATTTGAGGATGATTCAGCCAGACGGCATACTTGAGCATTTCGAGAATCAACTTATAGCAGCTTTCCAGGTTCCTGAGATATTCATCCGAGGAGGGAAGACAGCGAACAAGGCTACGGCAGATGTCGAACTACAAGCATTCGATAGGAGGGTTAAAGCAATCCGAAACGTAGTCACGATGTATATCGAGGATTTCATATTCCCCAAAATCACAGGAACAAGCGTTAGGATAATCTGGAATGAGCCTAACTTCCAGACAGAAACCAGTAAAGCAGAGATGGTTGAAAGAATGACAAAGGCTGGTATCCCATTAGAGGTCTCTTTCAAGATAGTTGGTTGGGGCGGCTATCTCAATGACTTGGAAGAGGCAGGAGGCCAGCAGCTTCCTTCAATGGGGCAGGGGGCGTTTGGGCAGCCCCCTCAACCCCCATCAAAACCAAAAGAGGAAGATTTCAAAACCCAAGCAGATTACTATGATGCTTTAGAGAAATGGAGTAGGAAGGTATAAATAGGTGACACCATGAAAAGTCTAAAGGAGCTATTGAATGACAGACAACCGAAAGCCAACGCTTTCGGAAGACGGCTCAGGAAAAACGACGGAACTCATGTTACGATGCCCGGTCATGTGACTGACTTCGTGGAGCAGGATGGCGATACAAGAGTAAGGTTCGACCCCGCTAACTACGCAGACAAGAACTGGAACTGGGTCCGTAATTCAAAATCAAAGAAGAAATATGATGTATATCACAGGGTCTCACATAGAGGAGAGCCAAGGAAGACCGACGTGGTAGACAAGACTTGAGGTGATACGATGCCCTACGGAGGCACTACACCAGAACAGGACAAGAAGATTGAGAGATGCGTTGCATCTAATGTAGCCAAAGGAATTGAGAAGAAGAAGGCTATCAAAATCTGCAAAAGTTCTGTATTAGGTAAGGATAAACAAGAGAGCAAGCCAGTGGTGTATGAGAATGTGAAGCTTAACTGGCGTTCACCGCTTAATATTATTGAAAGCATAAAGGCCGATGAGAATTCACGAAAGATTCAGGGGATGGCTCTTCCGGCAGCGGAAAGCCGAAATGGACGAACCTACAAGCTAGAGGACATAAGGTCAGCGAAGTTTGGAGGTAAGGACTATGAGCCTGGAAGGGAACTCCTCATCGGGCTTGACCACTCCGACACCGTAACGGATAATGTTGGGAAATGGGTTCCAACATTCGAGGAGAATGGTATCGGATTCAGGGGGATGGCTTTCAACACAGGTAAGCATCCTTACATAACTGACATGCTCGACAAGGGATTGCTGCCTTTCGTTTCCATTGAGGCGATGGCAGACTTGGTTAAGGAGAAGGAAGTTCTCACAGCCAAGAATCTGGATGTGCTTGGTTTCGATTTCGTCAAACATCCGGGGATGGTTGAGGCACATGCTAATGTTGCTGAAGCATTTGAGAATGCCCTGGTTGAGAAAGCAGCTATTCCAGAACCTAAACAAGAAGGTGATGAAATGACAGAGGAAATACTGAAGGAGGAGGAGACCAACGAAGAGGAGACCGAGCAGCCTGAAGAGACCAAGGAAGAGAAGGTTGAGGTCAAGTCTGAGAAGGTTGACGATTCCAAGATAGACCAAATCTTCGAGAAGCTTAAAGCCTCTGAGAAGAAGGCAGAAGAGCTTTCAGAAGAGATAAAGAAACTTAAGGAGAAGCCTAAGAGTAAGGGTGTTGTCACAGAGAAACCCAAATCAGAATTCAATCTGAAGACCCCCAAGAGGTCTGATGGGTATGTGGACATCTACTCTGAGGACAAACTATACTGAGGTGAGTTAAATGCCAACATTTGACATGTATTCAGATATGTGGAATAACTTTAGCGGACTTGTCAGGGAAGCTGTCTCAGGCGGGCAATTCGTTAAGGCTATGTCACAAGGAGCAATATCCAGCACAACTCTCCCAGGAGACCACATCGAGCTTATGCTCGCAAACGCTTCTGGTGATGCGAAGATGTGTGTGGGTGTTGCGATTAACAACGCCGCTTCAGGTGAGAGAGTCACAGTTGCCACAAAAGGTCTGATAAGGACGATGGCTCTAGGCACTCTTGTTGCTGGACAGGCAGTTGAAGCAGGAGGAGACGCAAATGTTCCTGGCAGCGTAAAGCCAATGACATCAAGGGGCATTGTCGGTTCTGAGGTATCCATTGGGACGGCCTTGGATGACGCAGTATCAGGTGAACAGGCGTTTGTTCTGCTAAATGTAGGGGGACTTTAAGAGGTGATTAAAATGATACGAAGGACACTTGCGGAAGTAATGACGAGGGACACCGAACCCCACCAGATACCTGAGACTTTATACGGCAATTTGATTGATGCCGTAAGGAAGAATCTCATACTAGCACCTATGTCAATGAAGATAGGCGCAGGCTCAATCAAGGGGTCTTCGATTGACATAGTGACTGAGGACAGGGATTCATCTGCGGTCCATTCGATAGGGGAAGGTCAGGAAGTGCCAATCGACCTGGGTGAAACCAGCACTTTCAACCTGAAGCCTACGAAGTTTGGACTCAGGCCAGTCGTTACCAAGGAGATGCAGGAAGACGGTCAGTGGGACATGATAACTTGGAACATGAACCTAGCTGGCTACAAGATGGCAGACAAGCTAGACACCCTGCTCTTCACGGAACTTGACACTGGCGCAGCACTTACGACTGATGACAACGGAGCTTCAAGGACAGCCAACACCACTTCTGGCGCATTCAACTTCGCTAATCTGACAGCGACGATGAAGATGTTGGAAGAGGACGGCTACAAATGTACCGACATGATTTGTCATCCAGCAGTTGTTGAAGATATAAGGAACATCGCTGAGTTCGTCCACGCAGACAAGTCCGGCACGACAAACCCTTCACAGGGTCTTATCGGAAGGATTTTCGGCATGGATGTCCACATGAGCAGAAATGCTACAAGCAACTACGCTTACATAATCGACAGGCGACATGCCCTTATATACGCTGAGAAGAGGCCAGTGACCATCGAGAGGTATAACGATGTCACCAGAGACCTTTCAGGTGTTGTGGTTACAGCAAGGTGGGATGCAAGGTATCTCCGACCTGACGCTATGGCTTACATAGACACATCTTAAGGGGGGCTTAAAGCCCCTCTTTAATAATCAAAGAGGTGAATGAATGGGACAAGGAGCAACAATAGATTTGGAAAGCACTTACAAGAACCTATCCGTCACTGGTAGCCATATAGCAGCATTCCTATCAGGCTTAACCGCAGCAATCGGGACTAGCCAGATAAGTTCAACAGAGCAGGGCCACACCGATGGCGGGACAGCAGTCATGGCAAGTGCTGGAAGTTGGGTTACTTTCAGCAAGACATACTCCACAGCACCTACTGTGGTTGCTACGCCCGTTGGTGAGGTCGCAAACAACTTCGTTGAGATTGCTACTGTTGATACGGGGAGCTTCCAAGCTATAGGTTCGCCTGACACGGGCAGCTTTGCGTGGGTAGCGTTTGGGTGATTGAATGGCAGTAACATCGACGACCTCCGGCAGTCAGTGGACTATATGGCAGGGAGTAGAGGATGATGTAGTTGCCATGCTTTACACAAGCGGAGTGGGTCCGGCAAGCTTAAAGGGCTTCTCCGGCCCCAATGACGCTGGCAGCTTTGCAGTCCTACTTGAATGGAAGGTGTAGGATGGCTACCAAATGGACATTGGCAAGCAGAGTAGCTAATAGAATAAAGGACTTACCATCGGCTCTGGGAAGTGATGTAATCGCAGAATATATAGAGGATGCGTCCCAGAGCGTCCAGTCCTTTACAGACCAGAGTATAGACCTGACAGATATAGGGTCAAGCTTCCATCCAGTGCTTACCGACATGGCAACGTTATATTGCCTTCAGTATATGAGCAATGTGGGTGTGAGCTACAACCTTGGTCGGACAAAGATAGATAAGAAGACAGAGGCACAGGGATTGAACAATCAGATAACTGTCCTCGAAAGCAGGGTGAAGAGGCAGCTTAACGACCTCGGAAAGAAGGTCAATCAGGATGTCCTGAACCTTAGAAGCACACAGTTGGGATGATGTTAAGAGAGAAGATTGAGAAGGCAAGTGGAAACCTTGGGAACTCTTTTAGGGTTGAGTTTAAGGGTAAGATGTTTGCCACACTCCGTGACGAACACGGGAATATAAAGGAGACAAGAGAGGTGGATATATGACGGTAACAAACGTCGGATTCAACACCCTTATCCAAAGGGGATTCGACACAGGAACAGGCAGCAACGCTTTTAATTATGTAGCTATAGGTTCTGGCTCTACCGCAGCCGATGTAGGGGATACCGCCCTCGGTTCTGAAGCGGCTAGGGCGCAGGGAGACTACAGCTACACAGATGATACCAAGGCATTCGAGGTCACTGAGACTTTCGCTGCTGGAACCGCTACTGGAAGCATTCAGGAATCTGGACTGTTCAACTCTGGTGTTGATGGCGCATTGTTCGCAAGGCAGACGTTTGGTGTTATCCAGAAGGGTGCATCCGACAGCCTACAGATTACATGGGTTGGCTCACTATCTTAGGGTGAACAACCCCAAGAGGTGAATTTATGAAAAGGGCCAATGTGAGTATAAGTAAATTGAAGGATAAAGGAGACGGACTACTTTGGTTTCATGCCAAAGTGGAAGACTTAGATACATCTTTCGTCTGGGAAGATGATATGGGTGTACACCCGCACAGGGATAGCATACACCTAGAGGATTCAGTAGGCGCAAAGATAGCAATAGAACATCTAGCCTTTAACAATGCCAAGAATTTTAGGGAAAGGCAAATGGGCAAAGAAGCCATATATGCAGAAAGAAAGGTTATGGCAGAGGAAGCTCTTAAAGATGTTTTTGATGGAACTCCCAAGGAAGTTAAAGTAGAAGATACAGATTATATGCTTCAACTAAGAAAACTAATCAAGGAGATTTCAGTGGTACGGGTGTAGGTATGTATGACTGTATTAAACCTTCAGGTTGGAGCAGATAACGACGACGGATATGAAGGAGATGATAATGGAGGAGTTGACTCCACAGATAACTTCTATATAGAACAATATACTTCTGGTAGTAGTTTTAGAAATCATGCGTGTTTTATTTTTGATAGTGTTACTATAGCACAGGGAGCAACCATCAACTCCGCATCTGTTCAAGTAAGGTCAACTAGTATTGATGATATTTATTGTGATGTTTATGGTGAAGATGAGGATGATGCAAACGATTTTACCACAGAAGCAGATATATATAATAGGACAAAAACCACAGCAAGTACAAGTTGGGTAGAAGACAACATAGGTAACGCAAATTGGTCAACCTCACCAGATATATCGGATGAAGTTAAAGAGATTGTAGATAGAGCAAGTTGGACATCTGGAAACTCAATGGGAATAATTTGTTGGGGTAAAGAGAGTGCGACATACAAATCTTTCAACGGAATTGGATATGGGACATCTTCCGCTAGTGCTCCTAAACTAGATATAGACTACACCGTCTCTGGAGATGAATATACAGAGATATTAACCGAAACAGTATCTATAACAGACACCATTATGAAGGACTATGTGATGGGTAACTTAACTGAGTCAATAACTATAGCAGACACAATATTAAAAGTACACACTGGAATAAGGACATTAACGGAGTCAATTACTATAGCAGATAGTATTAGTAGAGTATTTGTTGCACAACGAATGATTACAGAAAGTGTTAGTATAGCTGATTCAGTTACATCCTTAAGTGTGGTTATCAAAGTTTTAGATGAATCAATTAGTATATCAGATTCTATCAGTAGAGTCTTCGTAGCTCAACGGATACTTACGGAATCTATAGGAATAGCTGACAGTATCTTAAGGGTTTGGACAGCACAGAGAGTATTATCAGAGAGCGCATCAATATCAGACAGCGTATCCGCATCAATAACTAAATTCCTAACTCTGACAGAATCACTATCAATCACTGATTATCTAAGTCATATATGGACCGCACAGAGAGACTTAAGTGAGAATGTAGGAGTATCTGATTCGATGTCTCATGTGTGGACGGCACACAAAACCCTTTCAGAATCAATATCCATATCAGACTCATTGCCTCATACATGGACAGCATATCTAACTTTATCAGAATCCTTATTGTTTTCTGATTATATGAATATGGTGTGGACAGCAAAGAGAACACTATCTGAGTCTTTATCTGTTTCAGGCTCACTATCAACAATACTCACTAAGATATTAACGCTTTCAGAGAGCATAACCATAACAGATTCTCTCATAACAAACCTAATAAAGCAGCTTGTGCTTACCGAGAGTATATCAATAAACATGGGTATGAAATGGTACGGTGAGTTGGGAAGGAGGCTCCAAGACATAGGAAGAATTATAAACGATGACATAAGCAATAGTTTCAAACACTTGAAGGATGTGTAACATGACAATAATAACAAGTATTGGAGAATCTGTCACAGTGACTTCTGTGACTAGGACCATTGACGCATACGGGGACGAGTCAGAATCAACATCCACCTCATCAATCAACGGTGTGATTGAGATACTTCCTGCGGACGAGGAATTGGTCAAATCAGGCATACTTAACATCGGTGATGCCATCGGATACTTCGACCCGGATGATGCCTCAGTTCTGAAGGAAGGGAACAGAATATCCCACAATTCCATAGACTATGTGATAACTGCGGTTGACACACATGGGTTTGGTGGGAATTCCATGCATACAGAAGTCCAATTAAGGAAAGTATCTCCACAATAACTATATATAGGCTACATGGAGAAAATCAAGTAACCTCTAAGAGAGGAGGGGAAAGACGATGAGCGTCATAACAGGAAGCGACATCTTTAGCACTACCTGGAATACCGTTTACAATGTTATCTCTGGGAATGTTGTTGACCCATCAAGCAGGGGTGGTTCTCAATGGATATTCTCAGACTATCCACAGATTCAGGAAGGAAAAACTGACGAACATCCAGGCTACCCAATCATAACGATAGAGCCTTTCCAAGCCGATTCCTCCAATATCGTCTTCAGGCACGGTAAGAACTATACCGAGATTTCTTCAGTTATATCAGTCCACACGAGGACTAAACGCCATGTGGATGTTGTCAGTTCCGACATCTGGGACGCTCTTCACTCAAACCAGACCGTCCTCTCTGAATCTGGGCTTAGTCACCTAATGATAAGCCAGGGGGGAGTGGAATCCTATACTCCTGACAGATACAATAAGATTCATACCAAGAACATGGGAGTGAGCTTAAAGGTGGGAATATGATTACGATAGAGGTGGATGCAAAACAAGCAACGGCTTACTTCACCAACCTCGTCAAGAAAGCCCCGAAAGCTATGGACTTCGCAGCAAGGGACATGGCTATTGATTGGAAGAAAGGAGCGAGGCAGAGGATTACCACCAGAAGGACGAAGGGAGAGACACCGAGCAAGGGGCTTCTTTGGAAGAGCATAAAGGCCACGAAGCTCTCAAACGGCAAGTGGCGAGGATGGCAGGACCAAAGTATAGCCCCCTATGGTCCTATAGTGGAGCATGGGATAACTGGATGGCACTTCGTCCCATTATCAAAACAGAGCATCAATCTTGCGGGAAGATGGGGACAGGGCATAGCCCGCAGAGGAGGAAGACTCCCAAAGGGAGGAGGGAAGCACTTTGCTGCTGATGCTTTCATATCAACAACAAAGAGAGCAAAGAAGATAACTGAGCGTCATATTAAGGAGTTGGTAAAATGAAGGTAACTAACTTGAGGAACAAGCCCCTGATAGTCTTAGACAAGACGATGAATCCGGGGGAAAGCAGGAAATTGGCTGATGAGAAGTTGAGCGACATACAACACCTTCTTGATGAAGGTTTCCTCTTAGTGGAGAGGGTAAAGATAACTGAAAAGAAGGAGGGAAACCATGGCAAGACTATTTGAGGCCGATTCAGGGTCACTTGTGATAGACTCCACCGATTACACTACCCATGTCAAGGAGATTAGCATAACTGGTGGAGAGAGGGGGCTAGAGTTGGTTAGGACTTTCAATGGTGGTGAGTATGAGGATTTCAAGCCCGTCAACACTCCTATGGAAGTCTCACTGACTATGGTCACTCAGGACACAGACCCCTGGGCTTTGGTCCTTGGAGGTAGACTGACATCCACCACAGGTTCGGCAATTCACGAGAACCAACCGACTGTGAGGAAGCTTCAGTATGATTGGTATGACCCCGCTTTGTCAAGCTCACCACAGATAAGGTTCGAGTTCGGTAGCGCATACGCAATCAGCACGGAAGCAAGGATGAACACTGAAGACTACATGGAGTCAACATTGACTTTCCGGTGCGCTCCCAAGAACATGAAGTTCCAGTACACGAGTGATATAACGGGTTCACCAATATCTTAGGTGTGATATGGACAAGCCAGAAATCAAGGAGCTTTGCAGCTTTGAACTCTTCAATATTCCGAAGGAGGATTATGATGAGTTCACTGAGATAGCGAAGAGGTATCGGGGTAATTCATTCGCTCCCGCATTGAGGGAGATGATTGCTAGATACCACATCTTTGATTTATTGGCGAGTCTCAGGGAAGAAATCAATGAGCTGAGAGGTGAGATAGAATCCCTAAAACCAACGACTAAGAAGGTCAAAACAATGAGAGGTGAGATAAGTGGGAAGATTCGACAGACTGAAGGCAAAGACCAAGAAGGTTGAGATAGGTGGAGAGGAGTTCGTCCTTAAGCCGCTTAAGTTCAAGCATCTGGACGCATTTATGAAGACTGCGGACGAGAGCAAGAGGACTGAGGCCATCAAGGAGATAATAACTCTCACCATGAAGGAAAGCTATCCAGACGAGGAGTTCGACATAGACGAGATTTCTATGGAATTCCTTGAGGAGCTTACCAAAGCCATCTTCAGTGTCAACGGCATAAACATCGGGGAGAAATAGATGATAAGGGGCAATCTAGTCCCAGCCGAACTGAAGAAGAGGCACAAGCACAAGAATGTGGACAAGGAAGGAGTGGAACTATCGTATTTCCTGATGAGACACTTCGGATGGAGCTACGAGGAAGTGATGAATCTCCCTATACCCGCATACATGATGCTCATGCCTCTGATAGAGAAGGAGTTAAAGGAGCAGGAGAAGGCGATGAAGAGAAGGCGTTAATATGGTACAGACAATCTCGATATTGGTTAAGACTATTGATAAGGCTACGGGCGACCTGAAGAGGATAAAAACCCAATTTGATGAGTTCGGAAGGGTAGCAAAGACCACAACAACTACTGTAGATAAATTAGGTAATTCCACTACCAAAGTCGCTACGGCAGCTAAATACTCTACACAACAAATTAGAATGTTCGATACATGGAGTCAGAGGACGGGAAAGAGCGCAGTTGATTTAGAGCGTGGACTGAAGATGCAAGGAATCACAATGAAAAGGAATGGTCAATTATATGATATGTTTGGTCGAAGAGTTGAGAATGTTGGCAAGGCATTTAAAGACGCTGGTGTGATGACAAATAGGTTTCAGATGCATCTTCTCTCAGTTATGTTCTTTGGTATGTTGCTTCAGCGAGTCTTTATGGGATTGGCCCGGACTGGTGTAGATACGATGATGAAAATCACAGAAGGCCAATCCGAAGCGGGAATGGCTATAACAACTCTCTCTGCTTCATTTCAATATCTCAAGTTCATTATCGGAGATGCTATAGGGACTGCTCTTCTACCTTGGTTGGATACCATAACTGGTATAGTTGAGACTGTCGGTGACTGGATTAATCAGTACCCAGAACTCACAGCAGGTATAATAATAGCTGGTGCAGCTATTGGAAGCTTTCTCTTCCTCGTAGGAACCCTAGGTTTGGGTTTACAGGGAGTTAGCATACTTATTGGTGGTGCTGGAAGCGGACTTATAGGAAAGATAAGTGGCGCAGGAGCAGGAAGCTTAGTTGGAGCATTGGCCGCACTTTCTGCCGCATTGGTGATTGCCGCAGCAGGTTGGGAAGCGAATTGGGCGAAGGTAAGGGAAACCACCACTATTCAAGGAAACATAATCATGGATACTATTGGAGAGATATGGGGCGTTCTAGTAAATACATTCAGTTTTGATTGGGAGAAGGTGATGAATAGTTTCAAGCGTATAGGTGTAAACGCATTCTTCTATATAGCAAGCCAGTTCGTGTCCTTCGCTAACAAGATGATAGATACAATAAATGTCTTCTGGACTCTTATAGGTAATAAGAGGATACCTACAATAGACCCAACATTCTTGGATAGGATGAGAGAGAATGCTCTTAGAAATTTCACGACCAATATACCCGTTGCTCCTACCACAACACCAACTACCACAACAACCAATTCAGGAAACTTTACGGTAACGGAGATGAATATAAATGTTTCTTCCATATCCGAGGGAGCAAGGGAAGCAGGAATAGAGGCGGGTAGGGCGGTTCTTGAAGCAGCAGCACATTACGGCTATACGCCACAGGGGGGAATATGACATATACATATCTAAAGTCAAGCGCAGTGAGCGCAGGAAGCGCAGTCGATTTGGGAGGGAGAGTAGCCACATTCGACTTCAATAACTTCACGCAAGCGGACGAGGTTCCTAGCAAGAATGTCGGAAGCTCTTATAATTTCCGTCTAGCCGAGGTAGATTACATGGGCCACGCAAACCCCAACTGGACAGTCGAAGGTTACATACCAAGCGGTGTAACTACCAACGATGAAGGTTCGGTATTCATAAGATTCAGCCTGTTAGGTAGCTATTGTATGATTGGCTCACCGAGCATCTTCTATGACTCTGAGTTCATCCTCAATCCTGCTGGCTCAAGTTGGGTGATTCCGAAGAGCTTCAAGGTGGAGAAGGATGAGATGAAGTCTGGTAGGAGATACAACCTTCAGCTAATCGAGACTAAACAGTGGTGATATGTCTGAGGCAAGATACAAAGTGACGCATACAGATTACTCTACTGCGGTCACTACAGACATTACAGAAGCCATAGATGTATCAACCAGAGAGGGGATAGAGACCACGATAGACTCATTCTCGATTAGGATTTCTGAAAGAGGATTGGGTGCTTTGGTCATAGATACTGATGATGTTATAAAGATTTATTTAGGTAGGGGCAGGGCTGCGCCCACAACCCTTATCATGGATGGTGTGGTCAACTCAATCAAATATAATGTAGACTTCAAGGGCAAGACTTATACCATAGGTGGGGTAAACAAGCTAGAGCATATAATGAACAATGTCATCCCCGCAGCATACTCCTCCACTTCAGGTGGCCCTGATGGTGATGGATGGACCGCTTCTCAGATAATCACAGAGTTGATAAATAGAGTCAATGACTTCAATACTGGACTTAAGGACTCTTGGACGAACATAGGCACAGGGGAGATAACAGCTACCACAACCAAGACAGATTACTACGACATAGAGAAGTCTGTGTTCCAACATATCGAAACCCTATCAACCAACGAATACACCAAGAATGGCGACTACATCTACTATCTCGATACCTCGAACAATTTCGTCTGGAAGGCCAGACCGGATGACGCTGACGGTTCAGAGACGGCCACGATAGAAGAGGGCGTGGATGCTATTTCCATCAAGTTAGAGAAAGGAATATTCAATATCATCAACGCACTCATAATCAACTGTGGTGTAGACCTGAATGGGAGGAAGATTACAGCGTATGCTATCCGTGCTGATTCCATAGGAAGACATGGTTTCAAGTGGAAGTATATAGGTAAGACGGGGTTCGCCACGAACTACATAGCAGCCAACCCATCTGCTACGAACCAGGAGGTCAGGACCAACGCAAGGAATAACGCAAAGTCTTGGGCCTTGGATGTTCTTGAGAAGCTTGGGGCAGCAAGGTATAAAGCAGTTATTGAAGTCAGAGGAGGTTCATACACTAAGGGAGATGCTTACAAGATTCAGATGAGAGATTACACATTCAATACAGGAAACAAATATTATAATCTAAGGCTCTTGAACATCAGACATAACTATTCATCGAAAGAGGGATGGATAACAACTTTAGAATTTGAGGAGGACGAGGACACAGCACTCGCCAATCTAACATGAGTGAGATAGCAAGGGTATTGGGACAACAATCACAGGATTTGGATTACATAAAGGCTCAGTTAGGTGGAGTCACGGGGGAACAAGGGAGTGGTGTATCCACGATGATGATTCGCCAGAATGACTTGATTATGTCAACCACACAGGGCCAGCTTCTTGGAAGAACCCTTGGAAGCTCCTTGATATTAGCTCATCCCACATTAGGGAAGATAGGGGCGGGGCAGTCTCCACAACCATATCTGGGGGACAGTAGGCAAGTAACTTATACAGACATACAGAATTCAGCATCAAACAAGTTCACGAATGATGGTGTGAAATTAGTTAGGGGCTTCCTTGCCAACGATTCCATCAATTACCCACAATATCTTGCTCTTGGAAGCAGCAGCGCAGCACCCACAGCAACACAAACCACATTGGGCAGCGAATATGAAAGCACAAGGTTTGAGGTAGGGTCAACTGCGAGAGGGACAAACTATATAGATGTGTTCTACGATATACCTAGCACATTACCAACAGAGAACAGCTATGCCGTGGTTATAAGGGAATGGGGGACATTCGATTCCTCTAGTGAGGGGAGCATGTTCAGTAGGTCGAACTGTTCCGCTTACACTAAGAATGTGGGTTCAGAATATAGAGTAAGGGTAAGGCATTGGGCATCAGGAGCATAATATGTTTACGAATGACGGTTTCGATACGGTACTTAATTGGCTTGGGGGAAACTCACCCAACTACCCCCAATACTTAGGCATAGGTAGCGATAGCACAGCAGTCGCTTTGACAGACACGGCACTTGGTTCCGCTTATGAATCAGGAAGGTTCACACAAAGTTCCGCTTCAAGCGGCACGGGTTATTTGGAGATGGAATATATAATTTCCTCAAACGAGCCGACTGAACAGCCGTGTAATATAAAAGAATGGGGAGTGTTCGACTCAACCAGTTCAGGAAGCATGTATTTGAGGAACACATTTATAGGTTTCAACAAATCAAGTAATTATGAGGTTCAGGCAATAGTAAGGATAAACATTTCAGGAGGTTAGAATATGACATTTTGGAGCGATGGTCAAGTTGCTGATGCTGGAAGCATGAATTCAATAACACTACAGAAGAAAGTCAGTTCAGCTATAAGCACACCTGGGACATGGGCAAATGTAAACACAACGGGTTTTGCAACCATTGGTAGCGCAACCATGGATATGGCCGATGCGAAGGATAATATAATATTCAATGTCGTTGCTTATGGTGCGCTTTCCTTTGGTGGTGGTTCGATTTCAGCATCTACCCTTAGAGCCACTTACGATAATATGTCCTATGGAGATTACTATTCACAAGAAAATAACACAGGCAACACATCAAACAATTCAGTAGTCTCTCTTGGTAAGGGGTTTGGTGGTTCTGTATCAGCAGCAAGTGGAGATAAGATGAGGATAAACATCCAATTCAAATCCGCTGGTGCTACAGGAAGTGCAGCGGTGTTTGGTGGTGCTTGCTCGGTTTGGTATATGGGTAGCGTGGTCTGATGTTTGGTTGGTTGTATAATATTGTGTATGGGGAAAAGGATAGGCAAATATCTCAGTTGACACAATCCCTATTAAAGGAAGAGGGGGATTTCAACCAACTCTTCCTAGATTTCGAGGAGCTTGAGCGAAAGTATAATCTCCTGAAAGAACCTGATACCTCAGAGAAGCCAGAGTGGATGGATGAATCAAGGCATTATAACCCAAATATCCTAGTGTTCGAGAAGGGGACATCCTATTGGGTTGAGATTGATGCCAAAGACATATACGCTCCCTCTGTGAGCTTGGAGAAGCTTGTAGAGGACAAGGGATGGGTTGACTTGCCCCTTAACACAAAACTCCGTGTGATTTGGGAGCATGTAATTAAGCATATCTCATACAGATATGACCAGTCAGAGAGTTGGGAATACCCACCAACCACACACTTCCGAAAGAAAGGAGATTGTGAGGACGGGACCATCTATTTCGTCACCCTCTGTAGGATAGCCAGAGTCCCAGGTGACAGGGTGTTCAATGCACTAGGTAAGATGGGTAGCATAGGTCACTCATGGCCGATAGTCAAGATGGAGGATGACAAATGGTATATCATGGAGACCACAATAGATTCTGTGCCTACTCATCCCCTGCTACTTAGGGGGTCAACCTATAAGGCAAGTTATGGGGTTCAGAATTGGAAGTTTAATGGGGTGATTAAAAATGGGAAAGACAAAGACTATCAAATATGATAAGCCCACTGAAGATGAAGCTAAGAAGAAGATGAAGGACATAAGGAAGTTATGGAAATGACGGATAGAATCTATGACATGCTTAAGAAGATGGATGACAGGCAGTATAAGATAGCCAAGGATGTATCGAAGATTCAAGAACATCTAAGGGATATTAATTCCAAGGTCCAGTGCCACGAAGATGATATTAGAGGACTTAAAACCAAAGTGGCTATGGCTAGTGGCGGTCTCAGTGCGCTCATGTTATTACTGCTCGTTTTGAGCTATTTTGGGGTGGTTTAAAGAAACCCTTAAATATGTTAACAACGAAAACTAACCAAAGGAGGTATTCCTATGGACTATGTTCAGACAGTTCTTCAGCCATTGCTTGACAACTGGCAGATTTTTGCTGTTGGCTTCGCACTCGCTGTTGGATTCATCCGATTCGGAATGAAGGATAAGTAGGTGAAATATGTCTAAATGGACAAGCCGTAAGTTCTGGTTGGCAGTCATTGGCGCAGGAGTTATGGTCGCTAACGCAGCATTCGATTGGGCCTTGACTACCGAACAGGCAGCTACAATCTTGTTACCTATTATAGCCTACATTTTTGGTGAAGCGTGGGTTGACAAGAGTAGAGAAGCTTAGACAATTAGCACCCTATCTGATTAGAGAACCTAATTAGGAGGGAATTGTTCTTTGTCTCTCCTACATTTTTCTTAGCTCAAGC